CCAGTTCCGCCCATGTCATGGGTTGACTGATCATTCGCGCTTTTAGCACCGACTGCGTGGTTTCATCGAGATACTTAACAAAATACTCCATAACCTCTTGTATGTCTTGCCTTTTTGATATATCTTCCTCGTCGTAGCTTGTGTCTGCAATTGTGTCTGCAATGGTGTTGTTTTCTGAATCGCTGATGTACTGGTCAAGGCTGGTCACGCGGTAACTTTGCCGCAGCAGCATTGACAAGTCCTTTGGGTCCATGTCCAGATGCTCCGCCACCTGACTGGTGCTTGGTGCCTGGCCTAGCTCATGGCCGAGGTCTTGGATGGTGCGGTTGATCTTGTACAGCATCTCATGCACGCCGATCGGCAGCCTGATCACAGCGTCATAAGTGATCAATGCGCGGGTGATGCCCTGGCGAATCCACCAGTAGGCGTAGGTCGAGAACTTGTAGCCGCGAGTCGGGTCAAACAGGTCCACGGCGCGGGACAAACCGATGTTGCCTTCTTGGATCAGGTCCATGAACTCAAGCGTCTTGTTCTGGCGCTTGTCGTACTTGCGGGCGATATGCACCACAAGCTGCAGGTTGGAGTGAATAAACCGCTGCCGGGCGCGTTCACCGCTGCGCACCTCGCGCTGTTCATCTTTTGTTAATGGCCTTTCCAGTTGTTGCAGTTCTTTTAGTCTTGCGACGCGTCTGCCAAGTTGTATCTCCTGTTGCGGTGTCAACAACGGATACTTAGCGATACTGTTGAGATAATCCTTGATAGAGTCCGACATGATGAATCCATTGGTTCACACGATAGAAGCACAGTTTCACGGCGCTGCCAATGCCAGCATGTTGCGAGCACTGCATCAGCAGCAAGACTGGAATGCGCTGCTGGAATATGCGCTGCTGCTGGCCGAGCAGGAGGCCAGCCAGCGATCGCAGATCAACTGGCTGGTACGCGAGTCGATGCGCTCATGCAGCGTCGAGCCGTGGCATCTTGCTGCGGCCGAGGAACTGCTTAGAGGCCGCGACTAGCTTGTCGTTGTTGTAGCTGCCGGTCAAGGCGTAGCTGAGCGCTGGCCGCTGGCTCATGCGGAAGAACACCATTTGACCGATCTTGAGCCCTGGGTAGATCGGCAACGGCTGCAGCTGGCGGGCATTCTTCAGCTCGAGTGTTAGCGCGCTGCCATGCCAGCCGGGGTCGGCGTAGCCGGCGTGCAGGTTCTCGTAGCCTTCACGGGCGCGGCTGGACTTGAGAAAGAACAGCCCAGCCACGTCCTCAGGCATGACGAACGTCTCGATGGTCTGCGCCAAGATGAACTGCCCTGGCACCAACTGATAAGGGTGCTGAGCGGTGTAATCCTTGATCGACAGCGGAATCATCTGGTGGGACTCCACCGACTCCAGCATGATCAGATCGCCCAACCGCAGGTCCAAGCTGGCAGGGTTAATCAGTTCCGGCTGATGATGATGCACCATGCCTTGCTGAATCAGGTCGTGGATCTCGGTGTCAGACAGGATCACTGTTACGGATGGCGATAATACGTTTTTTGTCGGACCACTGCAGCAGGCATCGCGGCACTCCTACCTCAGCTGGTTGCTGGGTGTACCAGCGATGCCCGCATGCTTTGCAATGGCGGCGCCTGACAATTGTGCCATTGTCAAGCTGATTTGTCATGACAACGTAAGTTTGTTGTGATGAGCAATCAGGGCATGAGATTTGAATCGCGGGCATCTTCTAGGTCTTGTGCCATGACTGCTGCGCTACGCAGCATGGTGCTGAGTTTGATCGGCCGCATGTTTTTCCAGCAGGCGTACCTGATGGCATGACGGAAGCCCATACTAATGTTGCCGTCGCCTAGCTTGCGGGCAGCTTCAATCTCCTCACGGCTCATGCGGATGTTGACCGTAAGGTTGCGGCCTTTATCGCTAGGCTTACGATCATTTAACCGATCAGCCATTGCATGTACCAATTGGCTTTGCGCAATGACTCTGTGCCCTGTTTGTGTTTTTCACGCCAGACATATTTGAGCACATTGCCTTTGCAGTAACCCCGGAACTCCTCCGGGGTTAGTGCTGCTTGGATCGCTTCGATGCACTCAATGCCGCCTTGCGTGTAGTGCGCTGGGTGATTAACTGGGTCGCTCATCCTGCACCAGCTCCATCAGCTTGAGGATGTGTTCAGCGAAGGCGACGTGGGTCATGATGGCATGGGTGCGTGGTGGCATCCCATAGCTATCACGCCACCACTCCTCAAACGCTGCTTGGATTGATGTGTTGTTCATAAAGCCCCGTGTAAAGTGCGTGCATTGGGTGGTCCGGGTTATCCCGACCATCCTCGTGGTATAAGCGCTCAAGTAGCTCTTGGCGCTCGTTGTCCTTTTTGATGTCGCTCATCAAAATGCAGCCTCCGACTCGGTTGCCTTAGCGCGTGGCAGATACTCAAACCGCTGCACGTTCAGCACATGCTTACTGCGCTTGGCACCTGACTCCTTATCAGTCCAGTCTTGGCGGCGAATGGCACCTGTCACCATGATGCTGTCGCCCTTTTTGCAGTTGTCGGCAATCATCTCGCCGCCTTTGCCCCAGACCTCTACATCAATGGCGTTATTGATGTAATTGCCATCTTTGTCCTTGCCCTCGCTGATGCCGCCACCGAAGTTACAAACACAAGTGCCAGAATCAAAAAACTTAATCTGCGGTTCGCTAATAATACGAACGACGCCGGAAGCATAGAGGCTCATGGGTTGATGGGGGTAATGGAGTTGGATTCTTCAAAGGCCAGCACATCCGCTATGGGATACCTGACCCGCGACTCACCAAGTGGCAAGCCGAACCGGGGGACCGTGTAATAGGACGGTCCCTGGTTACGCAGCCGCTGGGATTTGATGGTGCTTGGCTTCAAGCCCCAGCGTGCTGCTAGTTGTTCAGTCGTCAGATACAAGGTCAGCCTCCTTCTCAAGCATCTGCTGCAGCAGCTTGTCGTGCTGCTCTTGCGTCAGGTCGCCATCTTCCAGCCGCTTTGCCATGCGCGGTTGGAGGTCCTCAAGGTCCTGCAGGCTCTTGGCTTTGGCGATGGCGGCAGCACCAGCGGTAAAGGTCTTGCTGGTGTCCTTGGCCTTGACGGCAGGCAGTGCAGGCGCAGCCTCAGTGGTGACCGTTACAGGCTCCGCCGCTTGGTCCATCTCGTCGGTGGTATAGACACCAGACATGTCCGCAGGGAACGCTTTACGCAGCGCAAGTGCCTCAGAGCATTTGGCGATCATCGCGGCGGGCATCTTGGACCACAGTCCTTGGCCGCCGTTGTAGTCCGCAAAGCGGGCAACACCAACGAACGGATGCTGGCTGCCTTTGCGCCAGATGGTGGTCTTAGCTGCAGCAGGCGGCTTGGCTGCAAGCCACACATCACGCCAGTCGCCCTCCTCGCCGCACCATTCGGTCTGGCTGCCGTCAAGCTGTCCGGTGCGCTCGGCAATGGCACGCAGGCCATCAATGCCGGCCTGGATGGTCATCTTGCCGCCACGCTTGATGGCGTAGATCTGCTTGCTAAACGGATCTAGCCCCGTGCGCTGGCAGGCATAGGCAAACAGCCGCAATTCGTCATTGGTGCAGCCGGGTGCAATGGTGCTGCTAATCAGTTGGACCTGATCAGGGGTCCATGTGGTAATTGCTGTTGACATCAGAAGGTTTGGGTTTCGATGGGATTTGTCGCCCACTTAGGCAGGCTGATGGTCTGGATGATCGTGTCCCCGTAACCCGGCCACACATTGGCGGCATGGCATCCGGCGATCACGTCCATGCCATTGTCGCGCATGGTCCGCCCTAATGCAAGGGCTTCAGCGTCCAGCTCGTACACCGCGACGGCGTGCGGGTAGGTCTTCTCGACTGCGACGAACACAAACCGATCAGCGCCATGCAGGCCAGCGAGATAATGCGCTGCTTGGATGTGGTAGCCGAAGGTGGCCACGCTACGGGCGAACGCCTGCGGGCTGGCATCGGTGGTGGTTTTGATGTCCACTACGGTGCTGCCCTGATACCAGTCCGGGCGGCACTTGCAACGCATGCCGGTGGCTAGGTCATCCCACCAGAAGGACTGCTCGGCTTTGCCCTCTTTGAGCAGTGCATACGCTGCAGGGTGCGCCTGCACTGCAGCACTCATGCCCATGGCCAGTGCCATGTCGCTGGCGGTGACCGCTTCCATGCCCTGGGCGGCCATCCGCTCGGCTTGCTCCTTGCCGGCCTTGGTGTTGCGTGGTGCGCAAATGCCGTAACGCTGCAGCAGCTCCTCTGGTTCAAGGATGGCGCAATGGGCAAGGCTGCCAAGCTTCATCGCAGCGGTCGGCTCAACCGGCTTGCGGTTGGGGTCAACGTACCGGCCCCAGTAGTGGTAAGGCGACTGCATTACCGCCTTCAGGTGACTGGCGCTGACGGCTGGGTCAGCGTGGTACTGCTCATTGGTGATCGTCATTTCTGCCTCAGTTGTTTGTGGATCAGGGTCTGGGGTCCGAAGCAATGCAGCAATTGCGGAAACGCCTGGAACAGTGCCTGGCGGTTGTTCGAGTCAGCAACCAGCCCTGCATCGGCAAGGCGTGAGATGAACCCGCCGCCGTGCTGCTTGGCGGTCTGGAAGGTCCAGAAGTCGTCTGAAGTCATGGGTAGGATGGCTTTGGTAGGGATGACGGGGGTGTGGCGCCCCCGTCGTTTTCTATGCCAGTGCTAAACGGACGCGGTAACGGCTGATGTGCATGTGTTCCGCAATGCGGCGCTGCGACCAGCCATAGCCCCGCAGTCGCTTGGCACGTTGCTCGGTTGACTCCGTTGCCCATAGCAGCACCAGCAACGGCAGCAGCAACAGGACAAGGATCAGGGTCAGTGTGGTTGTCATGGGTGGGATCTGTGGTGCAGGCGGGTTGCCTGCGTGGTCACACCATACCACCCTGGTTATCCATGGTCAACCGTTGGGCGTCCTCAACGCTGCGTGCCACACCAGCGATGCCGCCAGCAGCCTGCACCGCATTCAGCCACTGCTGCTGCTCTGGCCGCAGCCTGCCAGTAGGGGTCTTGACTTCGATGGACGTGAACACGGCGAGGCGGCGGCCGACCATGTCAGGGGTGACCGTGATGGTGCGCCAGCCGATCAGGTCAGCACTGCCTTTGCATAGGCCAAACTGCACCGGGCGGCCGTTCTGGTCGCGCAGGGTGCCGGTGTTATTGCGGAACACCTTGATGTCGCCGTGGCTGATGGCTAGCCGAATCTCCTGCTGGATGCGCTGCTCGCTCACTCATAGCCCATGCCGCTTGGCCAACCTAGCCTGGTAGACACGCTCTGCCCAGCCGCGTTTATAGCCGCGT